TTTTCATTTGTGTCACAGGCAACACAATCTAAATCATTAGATAGGCATTTTACATAGGCAACTTTATAGGAGAAACAACTATGGCAACTTTAGCAGAAATCAGAGCACGACTACAGGCAGCAGAGAGCAAAGGCAAATCCGGAGGCAGTGGCGGAGACAATCCCATCTACCCACACTGGAACATGGAAGAAGGCCAATCCGCAACCATCCGATTCTTACCGGATGCAAACTCCAAAAACACATTCTTCTGGGTGGAACGGGCCATGATCCGACTGCCATTCAACGGCGTCAAAGGAGAGATGGATTCCAAACAGGTCATGGTGCAGGTGCCATGTATGCACATGTGGAACGAAACTTGCCCAATCCTCTCAGAGGTCAGCCCTTGGTTCAAGGATCCTAGTCTTGAAGACATGGGTCGTAAGTACTGGAAGAAACGCAGTTATGTGTTCCAAGGCTTTGTGCGTGAGAACCCTCTTGCCGACGACAAGACCCCAGCAAACCCAATCCGTCGTTTCATCATCGGACCTCAGATCTTCACCCTGATCAAGAGTGCGTTGATGGATCCAGAATTGGAAAATCTGCCAACCGACACCATGTCAGGTCTGGACTTCCGTATCACCAAGACACAGAAGGGCGGCTATGCTGATTACAACACTTCAAAGTGGGCTAGAAAAGAGTCAGCACTCACTGAAGAAGAACAAGCAGCAGTTGAAACACACGGCCTGTTTGACTTGAGCACATTCTTGCCCAAGAAGCCCACCGATGTGGAACTTCGTGTGATGAAAGAAATGTTCGAAGCATCAGTAGATGGCAAGGCATTTGACATGGAGCGTTGGGGACAATACTTCCGTCCAGCTGGTATGCAAGCACCGGCTGGTGCCGCAGCAGCAGATGCGGACGATGATGTTCCGGTAGTCAAAGCACCAGCAGCCAAAGCACCTGTGGATGCATTTGAAGACGACGATACCCCTGTGGCAACAGCACCAGTGGCCAAGCCAGCAGAAGGCAACAAGAAGGCCGAGGATATCTTGGCCATGATCCGTAGCCGTCAAAACAAGTAACTGATTAGAATCGCAAGCACTCAGGTGCTTGCGTCTATCTATTATGAAATTTTCTTTGGTATTTGAGAAAACTGGCGACAGTATACCTTTTGAGATAGTGTACAATCATGACTTGTTTGAATTTTTTGTAGAAAAATCAGTCGGCAACAACCAGAACAGATTTTCTGATCAGCAAAAAATAGCACAACAAGTCAGCAAAGGTTTAACAGATCTCCACTGGGCACTAACAAATACCAACGAGTTTCTTTATGACCTTGTGGGGATCAACTTTCCACAATCAGACAATCTAGAAACATATTTAGATCAAAGTCTACTTAATCGCATACATGCTGAATGGGTATTTTCACAAAATTATAAAGTTCAGGTGCATCGATTGAGATCTAGTTCAAACTTACTGGCTGCTAGACTAGGAGAGCAACTGCACGATCAGTTTCCTGATGAGATATCGGAAACAAGACTAGCAGTGGCCATGCAACATCTTGGAAAGATTTTTCCATACGAAGATGTAAACATGGCGGTTCATAGATTGGAATCAATTTTTACTAACCACATTGAGTTTAATGCCAACAGCAAGTGGGAAGTATTTGATAATCCATTTCGAAAGACATCTATGGTATCTAATCCGGACCGGATGAACTTTACGTTTGGATATACATATGTGGGTCGACAACTTTATAACAAGTTTGAATATTTTGACATGAATCTTGATTGCGAAGATCATTACAACTATGAGACTTTGGAATACTCGTTCAATCTCAATCTACAACAACCTGAGACTGTGGCATTTAGCCCTGAATTTTTAGCATGGTGTGATCGGCATAATCGTAGACCCATGGCCAATCAAATTCCTATCGCCAACGTGATTGATCTAGATAAACACTTGACAGAGTATCGTAAAATACTTTATAATAACTCACAGGCAAATAACTCTGCCAGCATTATTTTACATTGAAAGAAACTATCATGGGAAAACCATTTGACGTAAGCAAGTTCCGCAAGGAAATCACCAAAAGCATCGAAGGCCTATCAATCGGCTTTAATGATCCAACTGACTGGATCTCCACAGGCAACTATGCCTTGAACTACTTGATCTCCGGAGACTTTAATAAAGGTATTCCGCTAGGCAAGGTCACTGTGTTTGCCGGTGAATCGGGCGCAGGTAAAAGTTACATCTGCTCCGGCAACATCATCAAGAACGCACAGGCACAAGGCATTTATGTTGTACTAATCGACAGTGAAAACGCACTAGACGAAGATTGGCTCAAAGCACTGGGTGTAGATACCAGCCAAGATAAACTGCTTAAATTGAGCATGGCCATGATCGACGATGTGGCCAAAACAATCTCCACATTCATGAGCGACTACAAGGCATTGCCTGATGGTGAGCGTCCTAAGGTAATGTTCGTGATTGATAGCTTGGGCATGTTGCTTACACCTACTGACGTGAATCAGTTTGATGCAGGTGATATGAAAGGCGACATGGGTCGTAAACCAAAAGCTCTTACTAGCCTTGTGCGTAATTGTGTAAACATGTTTGGTAGTTACAATGTAGGCCTAGTTTGCACTAATCACACATACGCAAGTCAAGATATGTTTGATCCTGACGACAAGATCTCCGGCGGTCAAGGCTTTATCTATGCCAGCTCAATCGTAGTGGCCATGAAGAAACTCAAGCTGAAAGAAGATGAAGATGGCAACAAGATCACAGATGTCATGGGCATCCGTGCTGCTTGTAAAGTGATGAAAACACGCTATGCAAAACCCTTTGAAGGTGTACAGGTCAAGATTCCTTATGAGACAGGAATGAGTCCTTTCTCCGGCATGGTAGATCTCATGGAGAAACGTAGTCTGCTTAAGAAAGAAGGTAACAGTCTAGTATTTGTGACCAGCGACGGTGAGATCATCAAGAAGTTCCGCAAGAAGTGGGAAGCCAATGAAGAAGGCTGCCTGGATCGTGCTATGGCAGACTTTGGAAATCACAAGACGGAGGTAAGTACCATCGAGGAGGCAGCAGAATGAATGAAGCAGTAGCAGTGGCCAGCGAAATGTGGTCTGAACTCAAGCGTTATGTAAACACAGTGGATCGTGATGAAGCAGCTGAAACAGTTGTGGCTATCTTGATTGACAACGACTGTGATGTAGATGATATCAAAGACACATTCAAGGGCGACACCGATATCAAACGTGCGTTAACAGCATATCTTGACAACGACAAATCCTATGTGGATGAGGAAGATGCCGAGGAAGAAGAAGAAGACTATCGCGCTGACGACTGGGAAAATTGATGGACAAATATTTTCCAATCAAGACAGCAACTGCTTGTCAATTGAAATGGAATTGGAGCACGTTATATCTATATTCTGGAGACACAGCAAGTTGTCATCGCAGCGGACACGGCAGGATAACCCCGGATACATTTGATACGTTTCATAACACTGAAAAAAAACAACAAGAACGCCGGCTAATGCTAGATGGTCAATGGCCCCAAGATGCAAGTTGCCAATATTGCCGAGAAATAGAACAGTCCGGTGGATCCAGCGATCGTACACGGCACCTTGCAATTCCTAATCAATCACCTCCGGAACTGGAATTGAATTCCACTGCTGTTGTAGTACAGCCCACCGTGCTTGAGGTTTATTTTAATAATCAGTGCAATCTATCCTGCGTGTATTGTAGCCCGGATCTAAGTTCTAAGATAAATGCTGAATATGTCAAGCATGGACGTTTTGAAAAAAACGGTGTGATACTCGAATCTCGGACCATTGATTCAATGCGTCCATCTATGTTGGAAAAGTTTTGGACATGGATGACACAACATTCCACTGGCTTGGTACGGTTCACCGTGGCAGGAGGAGAAGGGTTTTATCAACCTGAGCTAGAGACTTGTTTAGAATATTTTGAATCATCCAGCCATCCTGACTTGGAATTTTGCATAATAACTAATTTAACATTGCCATTGGAAAAATTAGAAAAATACATACAACGATTTAAAAAGTTACTGTCTTCACGCAGACTCAAACGCATAGATCTAACTTGTAGTATCGACTGCTTGGGTGCCGAACAAGAATACACAAGACACGGAATGAAAGTAGATGCATGGATCACTAACTTTGAAAGACTATTGGAAGAATCTTGGATAACATTACATATAAATCAAACCATCAGCATTCTTACAATCAAAACCATGCCGGGGTTGATTGAGAAAATAAAAACATGGAAGTGTCAACGCAAGATAGGACATTTTTTTAGTTTTGTGCTGCCTGGAACGGTACAGGGGGCTACCTATCTACATCCCAATATCATAGGAAACAATGTTTTTGAACAAGATTTTGATTATATCTTAAAGATCATGCCAAAAGATACCACTGAAGATTTATTATCTCTTCAGTACATGGAAGGTATCGCAACACACTATGCTCAATCCACCCCTGATCAATCAGAGATGCTTAAATTAAAAACTTTTTTAGATGAAAATGATCGTCGTCGAGGCACCTGCTGGACCACGACTTTTCCTTGGCTAGTGAAAGAACTAGAACATGTGGTATAGCAAGGTAGTTGCCAACTTAGCGGCCATCCCTGATTTTATAGATCATTACGAGGCTGAACTTGATCTAGCCAAACGAGATTGCAAGATCTCGGGTGTGCTGGAAAAAAACATCACTGCTCTGCCCGGCATCACGGAACAACGCTTCAATCAACTGCAAGAGATTGAAGCTGTGTTGAACTATCTCAACATCCAACTACGCAAGATACGCAGGAAACACTTCCAAAAATATCTGGAAGGTTATGCCCGCGCCCTCACATCGAGAGATGCTGAAAAGTACACAGAAGGTGAGGACGAAGTGGTGGACTTTGAAACCATCATCAACGAAGTGGCATTGCTACGCAATCGTTGGTTGGGCATCATGAAAGGGCTGGATACCAAACAATGGCAGATGGGCCATGTGGTTCGCTTACGCACAGCAGGCATGGAAGATATTACAGTATGACCATTTCGCGTGATACATACTGTTATGAAACGCACCGCATTTGTAACAGGCATGACCGGCCAAGACGGTCCTTATCTAGCTCGACTACTGATCGAAAAAGGCTATCATGTTTATGGCCTTGTAAAACGCTACTCAAATCCTAATTTAGACAACATCAAGTGGTTGGGTATTGAGAACGATATTGAGTTGATCACCGGTGATATCACCGATGAAAACAACATGAATCATCTCATGCAAACTCTTAAACCTGCAGAAGTATACAATCTTGCAGCACAGAGTTTTGTAGGAGCCAGTTGGGATCTCAACAAACTTACTACCGAAGTGAACTCCATTGGTGTGCTGAACTTGCTTAATGCAATACGCAGTCACAGTCCTAACACACGATTCTATCAAGCCAGCACCAGTGAGATGTTTGGTAATGCTACCGAAGCAGGTGCTCAAGGCGAGAATACACCATTCCGCCCAAGAAGTCCGTATGGTGTAAGCAAGTTATACAGCCATTGGATGACCATAAACTTCCGTGAAAGCTACAGCCTTTATGCCTGTTCGGGTATCTTGTTCAATCACGAAAGCCCGCTACGTGGTCGAGAGTTTGTCACACGCAAAGTCACAGATGGTGTTGCCCGTATCAAGCTAGGGCTTGAAGGTTCAATCACACTGGGTAATCTTGACGCTAAAAGAGATTGGGGATTTGCCGGAGACTTTGTGGAAGCCATGTGGCTGATGCTACAACAACCCACGGCCCGCGATTATGTGATTGCTACCGGTGAGCAGTATAGCATTGGTGAACTGTGTGATGTGGCATTTCGACATGCTGGTATCGGGGATTGGTCGGCATTAGTTAAATCTGATCCGCGATTCAAACGCCCTGCTGAACTGTATAGTCTGCATGGTGATAGTTCTGCTGCTAGAGACATCCTGGGATGGAAACCACGCACTAACTTTGCTACCATGATTCGAGACATGGTGGACGCTGATCTAAAGAGACTTCAACAACCTACTCAAGGGTAGTCCGGCAGCAATCTCACCCAGTGTCCACTCTGTGTGGCACAGTTGTTCTAACCACGCAGATCTTTCGGGCATGCGTGGTTTTTCTATGTGAGCAAAGTCTGTGTTGGCCACTGGCACTGCCATGCTATCTGTGCCCACAAACGCCGGTACTCCATCTATAATAGCTTGACTGCCAGGCCCAGAGTTTTCATTGACCACAGCCCAGGCACGACCTAGACTGTTACGGAAATCAAATTCATCGTAAGTTCCACGCAGTGCTTGTGGTTGTTGTATTTTCACACCAGGTATGATCGATAATCTTTGTCTAGGATGTGGGCGCACGATGATCTCACGATCGGTGTGTGCTCGTATGCCGTCCACTGTTTGCTTGAGCCATTGTTCAGCAGGCGGCAGCCCTGCCCATTGCTCACTGTCACTTCGTTGCATGGCTATCAAGATGTGATTGCCTTGCTGCCACGGCTGTAATCTCACAGCAAGTTTATCTGCTCGCCCTGATTCCGTTCCTTCACCCCATTGAGCCCGGCCATTCACACCATTGATACCCATCTTCCAAGTAACTCCGCGCATGAGTTGTCCAACTTCTAATACTATAACTGTACGGCCTGCGGCAGTAAACTCTTGCCATACAGTACGATTAGGAGCCATGCGTCCGGTCCACAACTGACTCCAGATCACAGCTACATCTGCTGCGGAATTGTGCTCTGTGACCCTTACGCCGTTCTTTTTACAGCCTTCTCGGAATGCTGCAAATACCGGCACAGAGTTTAATGCGCCAAATCTATTAAAAATACTGATCATCATAATATGTAGTAAATAGTTATCGGAAACCATCAATGCATAAAATAAACTCCCTTTGGTATAGCTCTGAACCGCCAGATGGCTGGTTCAGTGTTCGACTGCAAGAACAAGTTGATATACATTATCAACAACGCTATCGTTACTACATTTTCAACAACATCCCACGCAAACGAACCATGATCGACGTTGGTGCCAACATTGGTATCTTTGCTCGTCCCTCAGCAGAACTGTTTGAACGAGTGATCTGCTTTGAACCAGTATTCAAAAACTTTGAAGTCTTGCAAAAAAATCTAGAAAATTACAACAATGTAGAATTGCATAACTTAGGGCTTGGCGATAAAGATCAAATAGTGACATTCGAATTACAAACTCTTAAATGCGGACACACCAAACAAGTTGAAGAGTTTGTTCCCAACCCTGAGTTTGAAAAACATACCGGAGAACTAACTACACTGGATCGATTCAATTTTCAATCAGTTGACTGGATCAAGATCGATGTTGAAGGTTTTGAAAATGCAGTGTTAGAAGGCAGTCGTGCCACTATACAACGGAATCGACCCTGGTTGTTGTTAGAGAACAACGGGCAACAAGAACAGCATCGACAATGGCTCAATGACCTATGCGGACCTTACATCGCCTCTTCAGTCAAGAGCAAAACCAATACTATATGGATTCCACAATGACCAAATATGCAGTAGTGACCACATTTAACCAATCTGGATACGACAAGTATGCCAGCCGAATGATTGACACATTCTTAAAGACCTGGCCCAGAGAAGTTGATCTATATGTGTATACAGAAGATTGTGCAATCACACAAAAATCTAACAACCTACATGTGCGAAACTTACATGAAGTCAGTCCAGAAATCGTTGCATTCAAACAACGATGGGGGCCCGATCCTCGAGCCCGAGGTGAAGTGGCTACAGGTCCTGCAGATGCAAAAGGCAAAGCACCTGGCTTGGGATTCCGTTGGGATGCTATCAGATTCAGTCACAAAGCATACAGTGTGTTTCATGCTGCTGCCAACTGTTCGTCAGATGTGCTGTTTTGGATGGATGCCGACATGGTGTGCCATACACCGCTCCACACAGCATTTCTACTGCTACAGATGCCCAGCACAGTGGGCCTGGCCTACTTGGGTAGAGAAAAGAAGTTCAGCGAATGTGGGTTGTATGGTATGAATCTGAATAACTCTATTACCCGACTGTGGTTGAAAGAGTTCCAATTGGCATATGATTCAGGCCGCCTAATGACCATGGCTGAATGGAATGATTGTTGGGTGTTTGACGAAACTAGAAAAGAAGTGCAGGCT